TGCGTACTCCTCTGCTGGATGCCCGCGAAGGCGGCACCCGCATCCAAGTGCCCGAGTTCAACCCCGTATCTCCCACCGAGGAGATCATGAACGGCACGGCCACCTGGGGCACCAGCAACGCCGGCTATCTGACCCCTCAGAAGATCGGCACCGCCACCCAGATCGCCACCATCTGCCATCGCGGCTTTGCGTACGCAGTGGACGACGTCGCAATGCTGGCAGCCGGTGAAGACCCCATGCTTCACATCCGCAACCAGCTTGCCGACGCCATCAACAAACTGAACAGCCAGCGTCTGTTTAGTCAGCTTGCCGGTCTGTTTGGCACCGCCCTGTCCGCCAACGCACTGGATTTGGCCGTCGCCGCCGCCTCCGGCGGTGCCGAAGCCAACTTCCTGACTGGCGCTGCCGTGTCCCGCGCCCGCGCCCTCCTGGGTGAGCGTGGCAGCGAACTTGATCTCCTCGTTGTCCATCCCTCGGTCGGCTTCTACCTGTATCAGGTGGGCCTGCTGACCTTCTCGACTTCCGCTCTGGCAGCAGCCGGCAGCGTTGTCTGGGGCGGTGGTGGCGTAGGCGTTGGTGCCCGCGAAATCGGCGAGTTTGCCGGTTGCCGCGTAATCATCGATCCCCTGGTGAACACCGTTGCCCCTGGCACCGCTGGCCACCAGCGCGAGTTCTACTGCTACCTGACCAAGTCGGGCACCATCATGGAGGGTGTGCAGCAAGACCTCCGCATCGAAGCCGACCGTAACGTCCTCTCCAAGCAGGATGTGCTTTCGGTCGACTACCACAGCGCCTACCACGTGATGGGCACCAAGTGGGGCGATGCCGGCGACAACCCGACCAACGGCGGCCTCTCCACCGCTGGCAACTGGACCGCCACCTACGACATCGACCTGATCCCCCTGGTGCAGGTCACCGTCAACAGCCCGCTGGACACCAGCACGATCTGATCTTCGATCAACTCTTCAAAGGCCTCACCTTCGAGTGGGGCTTTTTTATTGCCGCTACACTGATAAGACGGAGGCTGTGACGTACTGTGCCCGCAACAATTAACGCCACTTTGAGTTCTGCATCGGCCAACAGCTACGTCACGCTGGCCGAGGCCAACTCGTATTTCGAGACTATCCCCGACTCGTCGACCTGGACCACCAAGACCGACGACCAAAAGAACCGCGCCCTAATCTCCGCCACCCGCTGGATCGACAGCCTTAACTTCTACGGCGACCGCTGCGACAACGGCCAAGCCCTCAAATGGCCTCGCAACAACTGGTTGATCGACCGCGTCGAACTGGTCTGTTCTGTCATCCCCAAGGAAATCAAGTTCGCCACCTACGAGCTGGCACGCGAATTAGCCAACGACACCGACGCGATCACCAACACCCAAAACGACCCCGACCAGCTTTACCGCGAGGTCGAACTCGGCGAACTCCGCGTCCAGTACAAAGAAGGCCAATCCAACGGCCCCATCAACAACATCTTTGACGTCTACCCCTGGCTCCAGGCATACCTAGGCGCCTACACCATCGGCGGTGCCGGCGGCTTCCAACTCCGCGCCTTCCGAGGTTAATCATGAGCCTCATCGACACCGTTTTTGCAGCCATCCCGGCCTCCATCCTCGGTGACTGGGGCCAAAACCTGGCTTACATCAAACAAACAACCGCCACCTACAACTCATCCACTGGAACGGTAACAAGCAGCAATACAAATATCACCATCCGCGCTGTCATCAGCCGTGCTAACCCCGAAGAGTTTGAAGGTTACTACCAAACCAACGATCTAAAAGTTGTGATCGGTAATGCCGAACTCGGCGATTACTACCCAAATATCCGTGACACAATCCAGTACACCGAAGCCGGAACGACAAAAACTGGCCGCATCATCGACGTAAAAACTTATCGAGGCGACCAGCCCATTCTCCACAGCCTGCTAGTGAGGCCACAGTAATGGCAAGTATTCAAAGAGCTATAGAACGTGATGCCTATGAGTGGCTAAATGGTTTGGCAAGAAATGCTGCCAAAGAAATTATGAACGGTCTAGCTGAAGCAGGACCTGACTGGACAGGGGAGTTCAAAGACAGCTGGGTCGCAAGTACCTCCAGCTCAGGAAGTGGCAGTGGTGCTTATCCTTATCGTCTTTCCGACGTACCTAAACTTCCTCCGACAAAACGCGAAGCCGCCCGCGTAACCAAATACGTCATCCAAAACCTAGCGCCTCATGCCGGAATCGCTCTAGATCTAGTCGACGTCCCGCGCGAAGAGTTTAGGTATCCCGGATCCGGTCCCAGCGGAGACGTTGTTGCCCGTGGCACGCGCCCTGATAGCGGTCGTCGCGGTGAAATTATTCCAGGTCGCGGTAATGCTCGTTCTACAGCCCCTCTCGACTGGTATCCATTATTTGCAAACGGCGGCAAAATGCAAAAAGCCCTGGAACGTGGCGTTCGTCTCGCTAAACCGTAATGAACTACCAAACCATCCGCGCCGCTATCGAAGCTCCGATGATTGCGGCGTACAACGCATTATCTCCAGCAATCCCGGTTTACTGCGACAACGTCATTAACTACGACGTTGACACGGTGGACGAGTTTATTCACATGAATGTTCAGTTTGGGCTTACAACCCAAACTGCTTTAACCACCAACCACAAGTACGCACGCGGCATTGTAGTGGTGCGCGTGCATAGTCAAAAAGGTCAAGGTGCCGGACGCAACCAGACATTGGCTACAACAGCATATAATGTTTTAGACACCCTTAACAACACCGCAAAACCTGCCAGCGGGGTTTATGTTCGACTTGGTGCGTTAGACGGTCCCAGTTTTGCCCCCGATTTTGGGGGCACAACACCGGATCAGCAATCTCGTCGCGCATTTACGCCTTACTTTATTTCTCGTATAGAAGCCAGCTTCCAGGCAACAATTATTCCTTAATACCTTGCCTTGACTGGCGCTAACCTGTATTAAGCCGGGCAGTGCCCGCGTTCGTTTACCCCTATAGGTACTTCCCATGGCCACCGTCCTTTCGGGCACCTCCGGCGCCCTGTATTACTCACCTGCCGCCACCAAGGCAACCTTCGGCGAAACTGCCGTCGACGCTGCCGACGACGAAATCACCGTAGCCACCTATCTGAACTTCAAAGTCGGCGATCCCGTCAAGTTCAGCGTGGTGAATGTCAACACCGGCGCCTCCGGCACGGGCACCCTACCCGCCGGCTTGACTGCTGGTACGACCTACTACGTGATCGGTTATGCCGCTTCGACGGGCATCCTCGAAGTGTCCGCCACCACCGGCGGTGCTGCTGTCGACATCACCGACGATGGCACGGCAGTCACCCCTAATGCCTTCCAGGTTGAGTATTCAGCTCCGGCTGTGATCGGCTCCGTCCGCGAGTGGAGCTTCGAGATCACCCGCTCGGAAATCGACGTCACCACCATCGGCCAAGACGTGACCCAGTACGCCCCCTTCCGGGCCTACATCACTGGTTACGCCGACGGCACTGGTTCGGCCACGATCTACACCACCGACGACGACACCACCCTGGCCAGCCGCATGGTCGAGGACGTCATCCAACGCACCCAAGCTGGTGCCATGATGAAGCTCTACATCGATCGCATCATCAGCGGCGGCACCGTCAGCGACTCCCTCAGCCGTTCCATCACCGTTCCCGTGATCCTGACTTCGGCCAGCCTCACTGTAAACCCCGACGACGGCCAAAGCGTTGCCATCAACTTCCGCCCCAGCAGCGCCCCTACCTTCGACCTCAGCAAGAGCGCCTGATACGCTTCCTTTGCTCTGGTTCTCCGGCCCCACTTCGGTGGGGCTCTTTTGTACTAATCCGCTACAGTAGAACGTACCAACCTCTGGTTTTATGCCCGGCCCCACCCCCGTATCAGCCCTGGATCGCCTCCGCAAGGCCGCGAACCTGGAGCCCACCAAGAAAGAAGTCGAACTATCCGACGGCAGCACTTTTGAAATGTGGGTCACACCTTTGACCATGGCCGAGCGCGAACGCGCTCAAAAACAGGCCAAATCCGAGGACGCCACTGCCTTCGCGCTCCAGCTGCTAATCAGCAAAGCCTGCGACGAGTCTGGCCAGAAACTGTTCAAGCCCGGCGAGATCGATGTCCTCAAGAACGAAGTCAAGGACAAGGACCTTCAAACCTTGATGCTGGCAGTCCTGACCGACGACTCGGAGGAATTGGACACCAAAAGCCCTTGAGGCCGAACTGGAGAAGGACAAGTTCCTCCTGCTCCAGTTCCACGTGGCCAACGAACTCGGCATCACCTTGACCGAGCTTCGCACCCGAATGACCGCCACCGAAGTCCTCGCCTGGAACGCTTTTTACAACATCCGCGCCGAACAGGAGCGCAAGGCCATCGAAGCCGCCAAACGCCGCCGCTAACCCCGGCGGCTTTCGATTTAGACTGTCACTACTGAGGTAAACCGCGAGTGGCCAGTTACGACGCCTCTATTAACGTACGTGTAACTGGCACCGGAATGGTGGACGGGGTTCTTAACCGCGTCCAAGAACTGGAACGTCTGGTCAAAGACATCAATACCCGTCCGATCAATCTTTCTAAAGTTGCAGGACGCGGCGAACTAGCGGATCGTTTCGGTAAAGCCGCTAAAGAACTCAACGGGCTAAAAAATAGTTTCATTAACAGCGAGCGTGCGATTGAGGCATTTGGTACTACAGCTAGTAGAACTATTGCAAACACAACAGCACTCTCCACAACATTTAAACGGATAGCGGATAACAGTGATATTGCCAGTAATCAGTTTCGTGAGTTTACAGTTGCAGCCCAGCAGGCCGCTGTCGCAGCTAATTCCTTAGGACGTAGCCGACTAGCCACTTTATCCGAAGAACTATCTTTTGGTGGTGCAAAAGGAAAAACAATCGGCGGCGGAACATTAGTAAAAGAACTTTTGGATCAAGAAGCCGCAATCCCAAATAGTATTGCAGCTTTAAATGCGTATCAAGCCGAATTAAACGATTTGCGTGTTTTAGTCGACGTCACTAGCAACGAATTTCGAGATCTAGATATTGCTATGTCTCGTGTTCAGCAACGTATGAACTTAGCAGAAGGTCGCGGACCTATGCAAGGTCCCGCAAAATCTCCCGTGGCTAAAAAAGCAGGTGGCGTAACAGCAGGCGCAGGAGCAGGTTCAAAGATGGTCGAAAACCTTATGCTAGGTGCCGGTTTTCCATTGCTGTTTGGGGGAGGTTTCGGCGAAGTAGCAGGCGGTGTGCTCGGTTCGTTTGTTGGTACAGGGTTTGGCGGCCAGATTCTCGGCTCAGCCCTAGGTCGAATTATTCAAGACTTCGGACAAGCCGCTGTCGATTTAGCAAAAACACTTGAATCTCCAGTATCTAGTTTCGATCAAATTAAAGAAAAAAGTTTGCTTTCGTCTAAAGCCCAAGAACGTTACGTCGAGACTCTAATTAAAAACGGTGAAATTGTAAAAGCTAATGCTGTTATTTATGAAGATTTTAACAGACGTTTTGGCGGCAACAGTTTACAGCAATTAAGAGAAACTAGCGATAAATTTAGCAGAAGTATGGCAGAATTAAATATACGTTTTCAAGTATTTTTAGCAGGACCATTACAAGCATTTATAGATAAACTAAATGAGCTATTAGAACAGGGAAATTTAAATCAACAAGCAGCAGTAACGCTAAAAACACTGCCGCCCGAAGCTCGTAAAAAATTTCAAAATGAATACGATAAATTGCTACTTAGCCAATTACTTTCTCCTGGTTTTGGGGGTAAATCTACTGCGCAAAAAAACAAAGAATTAAAGGACTTGCTCGACAAATACGAAAAATTTGTACCTAAAAAGAATGTACCGCTTAGCGTAGACGATCTAAAGCTTCAACTAGAAGCCGGCCGCGCTTTGCGTGATATCTACGCAGAGAATTTTAAGCTTCAACTAGAAAAAGGTCTAGCAGTAAAAGTTCTCAACGGAGAAATTCTGCAAGATAATGTCCGTTCTATTGAAATCCAAAACGAATATCTAGCAACAAACGAAAAACTAGCAGTAGCTATCAAAAATGTAAAAGATATCGAAGCGGCAGGTGGTGTAGCAAAAGGGATTGTATCCGCTGAAGAAATGGGCAAACTCAAAAACGAAATCACTGCCCTAGAAAACAAAAAACTAGACCTAAAAGTACAAGCCAACAAAGAAGCACTGGCACTTTTTGAGAAAGACATAAAAGCCGCCGGAGAGCGCGCTACCCGCGCACTCGACCTTCGAGCTGGCGCAATCCGAGGGCAAGAAACCCTGGCACAGTCGCAGTTTACGTTACAGAAATCCCTCAACGATCTCTACTCACAGCGACTGGACATGGAAGTCCAGCTACTGGATAAAGCATTAGAGCAAACAACCAATTTTGCTCAACAAGAGGCAATCTTCCAGCGTCTAAGAGAGATTAATCACATCAGGTACCAGATTGCGGTATCTAACGCAAAACTTGAGCAAGCATCTACATATACTCAAATCCAAGCTAATTTACAACTTCTTACTATTGATATTCGCAAGCAAGAGATTTTGTTCAAAAATGCCCAAGCAGTGATGCTTGAAGCTAAAGCCCGAGGAACACTTAATCAAGATTATATCAATGCTGTTGATGCTCAGTACGATGCCCTGCAATTAACAAAACAGACTTTCGATTATGCCGTGCGTAATGCAACTATCCAAACTCAAATTGCCGACGCCACCTACAGACAAAAAATTGAAGCCGCTGGTTTTGCCCGCAATATGGAACTGGCAGCCATTAATGCACGCCAGACTCAAGCAGCAATGGGCAGCGGCAATGCGGGTGCACTAGGCCAAGGTTTAGGCCAAACTTTACAACTGGGACGTACATATAGCGCTGCCAGTCAGTCATTTTCCGTTCCTCGCATGGCAGCAGGTGGTTTTGTTAATAGTCCGACTTTTGCACTGATCGCCGAAGCAGGGCAAGGTGAATATGTAATTCCAGAATCTAAAGCGGCTAGTTTCGCCATGAACTACATGATGGGTGCCAGAGGTTCTGCGGCTATTCCATCAGCTACCACCGAAAGCTCTTCTATTGGAGCAATGCCTACAGTTAATATCCAGACAGGTCCCGTCACTCAAATGAACGGCACCAACTACGTTACAACCCAGGATATGCGCCGTGCTGTTCAAGCGGGCATCGAACAGACCCTGCGCCTAGTCAGCAGAGATGCAAGTATTCGCAGCAGCGTGGGGATCCGCTAATGGACAGCTATGACGTCATGTGTTTCTTGGAGTATTACCAAGATAGAGATACTATTACCGATCCAGTGTCGGGTTTACGGATACCTACGGCGCAGTGGCAAAATTTTTACCAGGTTGCTCAGACATTAAGCATCGATCCAGACATCGCCAATCCGTACAGCTATCTTGCCTTTAATCCGAGCGGCTTTGGTTCGTGCGGCGCCGACTCCTTGAATGATTTGACTGTCGATATTGCGGCCTTGGCCTCGATCGTCGATATTACAGAAACAGCTCTTGCCTCCGACAACCTTGTAATCGCCTCCCTGTATCTCCAAAACGGCGGCCAAGATCAGTTCGATGCTTCCAGTGCTTTTCTAGTTAGTCGGTATATAGGCAGCATCATGGAAGCTACTATCACAGAAATCGCAGTCACCTGGATCGTAAATCCCGGCATCAACCAGTTGAACGCCCAAGTGCCAACACGTAAAATCACCGTAGACATGCTGGACGCAGTGAGGGTTACATGACCGAAAATACGCTGGCCTGCAATCTTACAGTCATCTGCCGCGACAAACAGCGCCGCGAAAACGTACGACTGCGTATCACCGACGAAAAAGTCGAGTTTCTTACCGAAGACGGCGTGTCTCTACGCGGAGATACAGCAGTGGAACTTATCGATCGCGGCGACTTGCTGATGCCGGTCTATTTAATCGAAACTGCCATCGTTAAATATCGAGGACAAAAGTAATGGCTTTTGACGCTTTTTTCACTGTTCCCGATCGCGTAACAGACGCGGGTGTCTACACACCTATCTATACGATCGACTACAGCGTAGGGCGGTATGTTTCCGGCTGGAGCTTCAAACCTCATCCACCCGCCAGTTCTACGCAACAACCATCTTCGGACATTGGGGCATCTGGAACTTTACAGGATGCAGTAAAAACTAAAAAACCTAAAACTGTTCTCGGAGAGATCCAGTCCCGTGCTAGTGCCGGTGATACTGTCCCTATAGTTTTTGGGTTCAGAACAAGCCCCGCATTAGATCCTTTAGTACCATACGAACAAGGCGGTGTATGGATCCAACCCACCCTAGTAAAAACGGGGTCTAAGGGATTTGAAGCACTGGCGTTGTTTGCAGTATCCCAAGGCGATCTTTACGGCACACTAAGCCTTGATCGAATTTGGGTTGGAAACCGTAATATGCGGTACACCAAAGATTTAACAACTCCATTTTTTCAGTATTATTTCAGCAACAGCGCGAGCGAAGCCGCGCCTACTGTTTGCCCTATTACCGGCGGCAGAATTTTTTGCGATTACGGCGCATACCAGTACTTAAGCGATGTTTTAACAACAAGCGGCGGCACGATTAGACGCCCCGACATCGCAAATAACTACTACTACCAAAGTGAACTAACTAAAGGAACGGGGGATACGAATAATTCTGTAATTCGTTACGATAATAACGACATTGAAGTTTACGATAGCGCTACCGGAACAGATGTCACAGCAGCATACTGGGCATATTTAGGCATTAACCCTGCATCGACATACACATACATAAATGCTGAATACTCTGGTAGTACAATTATCGGCGGCCGCAATATAGGTACTGTAAAAGATATCAACGGTAGCTGGGTCGGAACCTATGCCTCTCCTACAGGGTCCGTACCCTATTCCACAGGTCCGGTCGTTTTTACTTACGGCGCCGGAACGCTGTTTAATCAAATTAACGCGGGGTTGCCGGCTGACACTGGAACGTTATATGGCGTCATTACTGAATGGGGGATTAGTCCGTACGCCGACCCAACATCACCTCCTGCAGGTAAAAACTTTACTAACTTTTCTGATATAACATTTTTAGAAGTATGGGGCAATTTGTACGATCCTAACAACGGAAATGTATTCTCCGGTATTGCGCCAGATTCCTGGCCTTCTAGTTTCAAACAGTTATCCGTTTTTTATGAGTACGGTGTAAAAGTCGATCTCTACAGCGCCGGTTTAGTAGGTGGAGTATATCTAAATGGCCCTAGTGATCTATTTGTGGATCTCGCCATGTATTTGTTCACGCTCATGAAGCGGGCAAACGGCGAAGACACAGACTCACTTGCAGCACCTATAGATACCTCAAATTTGTCTTATTTAGCCTCGTTTAATCGATATGAAAGTATGAGATTTAACGGTATTGTCGATCAATCTGTAAACGTAGTTGACTACATATCAAAAACAGCTCCTTATTTTTTCCTGCAGTTTATTTCAAGTAACGGTCGCTATAACCTGGAGCCTTTGCTGCCGGTTGAAATTGTTTCCGGTAATGTTCAACTTAAAACTACTGCAGCCAGTAAATTCAGCGCTACACCCGGATCAGGACCGATTTACCCCCTAACATTTGACGAGAATTTTATTCTTCCTGGTAGCTTCCAGAAAAAATACTTTAATGCCGAAGATCGCCGTCCCGTGCGCGTATCCATTCTGTGGCGCGACGCTAATCCGGCAGCAGTAAGCATCCAACGCACCACAACTGTCCGCTACCCGGATACAGACAGCAACGCCCCTGTTGTTCAGTTCGATATGACAGATTTTTGTTGTACCCCTGAACACGCCACTAAATACGCGAAGTATGAACTGGCACGTCGCAAATACTCAACCCATGCAATTAGTTTTGCCGTACAGTTAGGTACAGCTGCGTTGACTCCTGCTAACTATATCGAAGTCAGTCGCCAACGAGTCAACAGTCGTGGCGACAATCGTGTCGAAACCGGAATTTATCAAGTTACCCGTGTTACCCATACAGTTGAAGGAGTAACAAACATTGAAGCTGCCTACTTCCCGATCAATGCAAGCAATATTTTTATCATTAACGACGAAATTGTAAACGGAACTTTTACCGTAACATAATGGCTATCTTTCCATCGATAAAACCCAACGCCCGGACCCTTGATCTGGGTAACTACCCGCAACTGGAATACGTTGGTACGAGCGGGGTATCGACTCGCTTTTTGCAAGGTAATTTACGAGTAAGTCAACGCTTAGTTCTCGTCTACAATAGCTTATCCGAAACAGAAATAAACGCGATCTACACTCATTACGACGGACAGCAAGGCACTCTTATATCCTTCACACTTCCGGCCGAAGTATGGGCGGGCTATGACAGTGTTCCGATTAACGCCGTAGATTACGAATGGCGCTACGCGAGTCCTTTGACGATCGATACCTCCGGCTTTAACCGTTTTACCGTTACGGTTGAACTGGAAAGTGTAAGTATCATCACGTTCTGATACCCATGGACACTTTTCCCGCACTCGCCCCCACAGCTCGCACATTCACGGTCGGCGATGTGCCGCGCCAGCTGCAAACAGGTTTAAGTGGTTTCACCTTGGGCTATCGAGCCGGCAATCGCCGCGTAAAACAAAGCCTGGGGCTTACGTTTGGGTATTTAACCCAGGCGCAAATGAATCTAATAAAATATCACTATTTCAATGCTCAAGGCTCATATGAAATCTTTTTTCTGCCCGCCGAACTGTGGGGAGATTACACAACACCCCCCATACCCCTAATCAGCGATTACGCCTGGCGCTATCTCAGCAGTCCCGTAATCACCGATGCTGGCGTAGACCGCTTCACGGTTGAGATCGAACTCCAGACAATCCCGATCGACCCAGGGGACCTGATTTTTGACGCCTTGACGGCTGCTGTCAGCCCAGAGCGATCTTATACTCTAGAGGGCGGTACGGCTGCCGTTGCACCGGCTAGAGACTATGTAATCAGCCCCGCAGGAGCCTTATGAGCATCACGCTTACCGCCCTCCAGAAACAACGGCGTGATACGGCTGCTAACTGGACGGCTGCGAACCCGACCCTTCTTGCTGGCGAGATCGGTATCGAGTCGGACACCGGTTACTGGAAAGTCGGCGACGGCAACACCGTCTGGACAAGCCTCTCGTACATCAGCGGCCTAGGCGGCGAAATCCCAGTCAGTAATTTGGCCGATGGCACGGCGCGCCAACTGCTACAAACCGATGCGGCCGGAACTGGTGTCGAGTGGACAAGCAATGTTGACGTCCCTGGAACGCTAGACGTTACCGGCCTAGCCACGTTCGACAACAGTGTCGTAGTCCAAGGCGACTTAACCGTCAATGGGACAACAACAACCATCGATACGACCAATCTGGCTATCGAGGACAAGAACATTGAAATCGGCAAAGTCGCTGTCCCCGACGACACCACAGCCGATGGCGGTGGCATCACGTTAAAGGGCACCACCGACAAGACGATCAACTGGGTTGATGCGACGGATGCATGGACATTCAGCGAGCATGTTGACCTGGCCAGCACTAAGGAGTATCGAATCGCTGGCACGAAAGTGCTTGATGCCACGAGCCTGGGCAGCGCCGTTGTCAGCAGCAGCCTGACCAGTGTCGGCACCATCACCAGCGGCATTTGGGACGACGGCACTTTTTGAGTAGACTGACGACATAATTTCCGGCCCGGCGTGTTTTGCCTGGGGCGTTAAGGAATGGCACTCCAGCATTTGCGGTCCAGTACCGCCAACAAGCGACCGGATCCCACGGCCATGGTCGCCGGGCAGCTTGCGCTTAATACCGAAGCCACCAGCCCCGGCGTCTTTTTTAAGGACAGCGCGGGCAACCTTGTCAAAGTCGGCCCTGTCCACGTTGGAACGACCGCCCCAAACGCAACCCCAGCCAGTGGTGGTACGGCGGGCAATAGCACCGGTGAAATCTGGCTCGACACAACAGGCAGCGCTTACGACGTAAAGGTCTGGGACGGCAGCGCCTGGCGCAGTCAGGCTGGCGAGTTCGTCAACGTCACCGGCGACACGATGACCGGCGACCTGACTCTCAGCAACCAGGTTGATCTCCGTTTTGGTGAAGCAACTGCGAACGGCTCAAACTATGTCGCCTTTCAAGGTCCAGCAAATATTGCAGCCAACGTCACCTGGACGCTGCCATCAACTGATGCGGCGGTTTCTGGCTATGCACTGGTCAGCAATGGCTCCGGCACACTGAGTTGGGCGGCAGCTGGTGGTGGTGCAACTGGTGGTGGTACGGATGACGTGTTTTACGAAAACGCTCAAACCGTCACCACCAACTACACTTTGACCACGAACAAAAATGCCATGAGCGCTGGACCGATCACGATCAATTCCGGTGCGACGGTGACTGTGCCGTCTGGCCAATCCTGGGTAATCGTCTGATCATGACTATCTACATCAACGGCACCACTGGCATCAGCGGAGTAGACGGGTCCTCTAATGACCCTCAGGAGGTGAACTGACATGGCCATCACAATTAACGGCTCTGGAACAGTCACCGGTATCAGCGCAGGTGGATTACCTGACGCTTCCATTGTTAAAGCTGACCTTGCTGCTAATGCAGTTTCGTTTGTCAGCTACGCCATCATTGCGGATCAAAAAGCACAAAACACAGGAGGCGGCACCTTTACTAGTGGCGCATGGCGTACCCGTGATCTAAACACCGAAATTACCGATCCTGATGGCATTGTCAGCATCAGCAGTAACCAGTTCACGTTGGGAGCTGGCAGCTATTTGATTCGGTGGAGCGCACCTAGCTTTGGAACAGACAGGCATCAAGTAAGGCTTTACAATATAACAAATTCGACAAGTGCTGGAGTCAGCCAATCTGCCTATAATAGCGTTAGTGGGGCGGCTGTTACCGCTACATTTGGGTCGGCAAGAGTAGTATTAGCAGGAACTACTGTTTTTGAAATACAACATCAAGCTCAAACTACATCAGCTACTATTGGTCTTGGTGTTGGCAGTAACTTTGGAACCGAACAATACACCACCGTCGAAATCTTCAAGGAGTCATGACCATGGACATCAACATCTGCGTTGACCGCCTTGGCCTAAATGCTAACACCTACCGCCTCACCCAGTCCCCACCGCCACACGAAATCATTGAGTGGTTTGGTCCTGACCCTGAACCGACACAGGAAGAGCTGCAAGCAGCGTGGGATGCGTACCTAGCCGAAGCTCCAAGTCCCCTTCTCTAATGACTCCCATGACTAACAACAACCACAACCAGGAGGTGACACCATGAGCCCTTTACGTCTCACAGGCTCGACATCGGGCTACAGCCAGATCGACGCACCAGCCGTCGCAGGCGATCAGACCTTCACGCTGCCTGGCACGGGTGGCACGCTGGACCGCTTGAATCGGGC